CAAAAGAGTATCGATTCGACCGCATCAATTTATTAAGACTGAGGACAAAAGACCCGAAATTCTCATGACATAATACATAACCATGCGATTCTTGGTTATCCAGGAAGTTGGCCAAAAGAGGGTATGATTTTCATACCGCCTTAAGTCCACCTACTGAATAACCAGTAATCTCCACACCTTTAAAGTATACTCGTTTAGCAAACTCGAATAAGTTTTCACTTATATGGGTTTTCTGAGGAGAAAACTTTATATCTAGTTGCTCAAGAATACAAAAGTATTCTTTCGCAACCAGATGATCAGCAATAACGAGGTCATCTCCTAAAAGCGCGTAATCCTTAAAAGGACGACGAACTTTTGGTCAATTACTGTTGGGTATCGTTCGCAAGAACGCAACCTGAACAATAATATGATGACATAACGCCATTGCGGGTCAGGAGGAGTACGCACCCATTGGTTGACCAGCTGCATAAGTGTAGGTTTTACCCTTACACTCGAACCCTAGTTTCACCAAGAGATCTACTCAACATTGAGCTTTCTCAGCGCCGATAAGATAACCCAGGACCTTCTTTTGGAAGGTAATGGGCAATCTGTCGGTCGCACAAGTAAGGTCAATGCTGTAGTAAATAGGTTTATCTCGTAATAGAGTAAGAAACTTATTCTGATTAAAAGTACAATCAGCATGCAGCCGCCTCAGTATCTCATTAAGAGAATTATGAAGAGGCCGCAACGCGGTTTGTGTCCAATAATCTAATAGGCCTATTACTCTAGTCTTACCTTCTTTATCAGAAAAGTAGGACAGTCTTCTCAGCAAGTTAGATCGTAATGGGTAAACTTTAACCCACATCTGTGAAGCGGATTCCGGTAGTATGTCAAAGCTCGAAATTAGGTCATCCAATCGAGAGGCCAGCTTTTTACCGGCTACCACATTTAAACTGTGGATAAGCCATTTTGGTAATAAGGTCGCTTCGGAAGAGGACATAATTAGAGCCTGACCCACCGGACCATTCTTCACAGTCATGTGAAAAGAGGTTCACTCAGTACTTATAGGACCGATACCGAGAATTCGTAATGCACATTTGATTTCAGAGTCAGTTAGATTCTGAGACCTAGTTGCAGTCACGATTGTACTGGTATCCAAGACAGGAGGCAACTTTAATGATCTTAGACACATTAGCAATGTGAATAAGACTTTCAAGTGCTCTGGTCGAGTTGTAAACTGTTTAAATTGGGATAGCCAAACAGGCCATCCTGATGAATCCAGTTTAACAAGATCCATAGAAGAGAGTGGTGACCCGGAAAGGACGCGCATAACTGCGAGTCTTGAATCCTTAACGTATTTGATTACGAAAGGAATCCCCCGGTCACTAGCAATCTTCTCTAATTTCTTGAAGAAAAGAGATACCTGACCTTTCATTTCACCAAGAGCTACAGGCAGATAATGAGTTAAGATTAGC